CGCCATCGGTATCGGCGCAGAGCACCGCTGGCTGCTCATGCTCGACTCGGTAGCCGATGCACAGCACCTGTCCGCTCAGGGCATCCAGTGCTGCGTGCTTGATGTAGTCGCTGACGTGGTTCTCCTCGGCCCGCTGGATTTTCTCCGCGATGATGTCCGGGTTCTTGATGTTGCCCAGCTTGACCGCAGCGGGGTCAAACGGCGGGATGACGAGCTCGCTCAATGGGAGCGGCCCTGTCTCAATGTCAAAGTAGATACGTGGATTTGCTGGCATAATGCTAAAACGGTTTGAATTGGTAGTTGTGCGTTTGTCCGCGGATGCGCACCCCCCGCTTGCTTAACCATGAGTCCCCAGCAGCAACAGGCTGCCGGGAAAGTGTTAGATGATCTTCCCGCAGTGCGGGCACAGCTTGGGCGCCTTTGGCTGCTTGAGCAGCACTGGAACGCCCAGCCATTCGCAGATCTCGGAGTAGGACTTCCATCCGAATCCGGTCACCGAATGCGGGTGCAGGTGCCCCGATGCGTAGAGACTGAGGGCCTCGTCCTTGTTCTTCACCGCCATCCGGTTGAGGACATTGAATGTGCGCGTGCTGAACGGCCAGCCCCACTGCGCCTGAATGGCTTCCTTGGCCTTGGCCACCATGGAGATCTGGCTGACCCGCTGCTTGCTCAATCCGAGCACCGCACCGATGCGGGTGATTGACTGGCCCTCGGCCCGCATCTGCATCACCTCGGGGATGAGGTGCGCGATCTTGGAGTACTTCTTCTTGGGAGCAGTCATAGACTCAGTAGTTGAGGTCATCCTCTTCCTGCTTGATCTGGGCTTCCTCGTCGGCCTTGAACTTGGCCTGATACCAAACCAGCGCACCGATCAGGCGCTTGTCGTCAGCGGTCTGCTTGACCTCGGCCCGGGCCTTGGGAAGCCAGTGCTCAATCAGGCTCGTGATGCTCTCCTCGGTCAGCTCCCGGAGCTCGATGCCCTTGTGCTTACCGACGTGCACCTTGACCTTCGACGCATCGTCCGCCGGAGGTTGTCCGCCGCCGGTGGTCTTGCGGAAGCTCGAGTCCCCCGTAGCCGGCGCTGCCTTGCCCTCGGCCCCATCCTTCGCAGGACGGTCCTGCAGCCGCACCCACAGCCCGCTGGGTGCCAACGCCTCGCCGCTCTTGTGCGGCATGATCAATTTGATGTTCGCGTACGTCTTGCTGCCGTCCTCGCTCTGCTCGTGCCCGATGACAATGCTGGCCGGGCGCCCGAGGAGGCTCTCCAGATCCAAGCTCTTGTTCTCGGTGTCGGTCAACTTACGCCCGAACCAATCCTTGAGGAACTTGGTGAGTGCAGCCTTCTCATGCAGGCTCGGGACCATCGGCTTAGTGAACACTACCCAAGGCTGCACCGGATCGCGTGAGTCGTCCTGGAGATCAATCTCAAACGCGAACTTGAACTTCTGCTTCACACCGTACTGCGTCTCGTACTCCTTCAATGGAGTCACGTCCACACAGACCGCCCGGCCCGAGAACTCGGGGCACGGCGCGAAGTCCTTCTTACCGCCTGTTGCACTGATTATCATGTTATCGTCTTACCTATGTTGTTGTTGTTGTGTTATTTCGAGGCCTGCTTTTCGACCTCGGAAAGTTGCTTTGCCATCCTGGCGTACTGTTCCCAGTACTCAGGCCAGGTTGACTTGATCCTGCGCAGGTTCTGCTCGTCGGCAACGAGTGCCGCAGCACCCAGTTTCCGCACAAAGCTCCCGCCGTATTCCATCATGGTCTCAATCGTTTTCTTGTCGGTCACTTGCTTCCCTTCCCCTTTTTGCGTGTCCAGAATGATGTGAACTCCATCTTCTTAGCCCGTGCCGCCCTGAAGGCAGCACCGACCTCGCCGCGGGCCAGCACCCGCAATCCATCCCCCTCGCGCTGTATTTCCTTGGCTGATTTCATTGCATGATGAAGTCGAAGTTGTTCTGCCAGGTGTCGTTCAGCCGGTTGTATGTGTCGTTCTTGATGCGCCAGGTGCGCGGGTCCCGAGTGCTCCCGGTGTGCCGGCACTTGATGCGCACATCCAAATCCTTGATAGCGATATTCCTGAGACGGTGATCAGGCGGCAGCTCGTGAAGTCTGGTGCTCATGCTCGGAATTTTAGGCCCTCGACCAGGCTGATGCAGGTGTCCAAGATTTCGCGCTGGTGCTGCAGTGCTTCGAGTTTTTGCGCTCGGAGCTCCTCAATCTGCCGCAGTGCCTCGGCTAGGCCGGCCTCAAGTCCGCGGGCGAACTGAGCGGGGCAGACCTCGTTCGCCGGATAGGTGTGCACAACCTCGTCCCGGTTGATAGTGAATGCGACGGCGTCGACCATCGGTGTAGGTGGTTTCATAGTTTTACGGCTTCAAATCCCTGCATTGTTTGATCGCATCGTCGATTGCCTGACGCATCATCGGCCACTCCTCGGGGTTGATGCTGATCTTGCCATGACCATCAGCGGATTGGCTTACCTCGACGTATTCGCCGCCCCCTTCATCGACGATTTCGATGTCAGTGCATTCCATCGAGAGCATGTGGTCGTCGGTGGGTGACAGCACCCATTTGATCGGTCGTAGTTTCATCGTCCCTCCAACCATTTCTTGAGGTCGTGGAGTTCATCCACTTTGGCTTCGAGTTCTTTGATCCGCTTGTTGAGACGATTTAGTTCTTTTACGATGCCCCGTGGGTGAGTATCGAACAGCGTTTTTCCGGTTGGTGTTTGAATCAGGAAACCTTTGTTAGGGGGAGCGATTATGATTGGGTTGAGTTTGTAGCGTTTCACAGCTTGGCCTCCTTCCATTTTTCAACTGTCCACAAAAATGCCTCGGCGCGTTGGCGAGCGGTGGCTCGAAAAGGTTGAATGTCGTTCGGGGCCAATCTGTAAATCTCGCAAGCGTACCGGTATCGAAGGCAATTAGGATTTCCCGGCCCTCCATTTGTTGAATCTAGGACCATCTCTACTTGGTGCATTGCGTTGAGGTCGGTAGTGTAGGATGGGAGCACATCGTCATGACCTGCTGGATTGGTCCATACAGTCAACGATTCGTCCCATTGATACCCAACAGAATGATGCACTATTACGGTGCGAGATTTCCATCCTACATGGGCTGCAATTGCTGCGTTTATTTCTAGGTCTGTCATGGTTTGTCCTTCTTCGCTTTGTCCCACTCTCTAACTTTTTCGTGATAATCGGTGCTGTTGCGATGACTCAATAAGCAGTCACCGGCCTGCGCCAATCGATTGATGCGGTCATTAGCCGCGTTGAGTTCGCGTTCGAGTTCCATAAACTTAGAGGCAGGCGTTACCCATCCTCCAATGTCAGACCAGAATTTGGCCGCATTTGTCTTGGGTGTATCGCTCATTTGCCCCCCCCTCGCTTTGAGCATCGCGTCGGCATGGCAATATCTCGCCCACTGACGACTTGGTAAGAATCCGTGTTTTTGCCGGAATTGATCAGCTTCTCCACAGGTTGCAGGAATAAACTCCTGAATGTCTTTTTCAGTGGCAGCCGCCGCGAAGTAGTCGCGCAGGGTCATTCCGGAGGCTCCAACGGTCATTCCATCTCGCGGATCTCCGGTGCCTACAGCTGGAATCGGAAACGCCGGTCCTCCGTCGTTGATTGGTGCGCTCACGGCTTGGCCTCCTTGGCTTTGTGCCATTCGTCAGCGGCCTCTGTATCGCCTCCGACAATTCGAGGGTTGCTACACCATCGGTGCATTTCATCCCCCGCCTCCTCCAGCCGCTTGATGCGCTCTTGAAGCCGCAGGTTTTCTTCATCCAACAATTGCTGCTGTCGGATGATTGAGTTTGCCGCATGGAGTTCGCGTTCCAGCCTCCTGCACAGCATGCCGAGGTCGGCCACATTGTGAGGAGTGCTGTCTGATATTGGGGTATCGCTCATCTGTTGTTTCTCCCGTGATCAATGATTGCCTGCACACCGCGCCGGCTGCACCCGACAGCCCGTGCGATCTGCTCCCGGCTGGCTCCGTTGTCGTACATCCGCCAAGCCAGATCGCTGTCGAAGGCCTCGACCGACTGAGCTAGGTTGCGCGACATCATCCGCGGTTTCACATCGGCCTGCTCTGGGTACGTCAGCCAGCCAGCGGCCACAGCCTTGCCCATGTCGATCTTCACTTGAGTCCCTCCAGCTTCTCAATGCGTCCCTGCATGTCGCGGATGATGTCGCAAAGCCCGATAATCGTTGTCCCAGTGCCATCGAGTCTCTTCCCGGTCTTGCCGGTGATTTCCAAACCACGGCGCTGCGCATCAAGCGCAATGGCTCGCCACGGGTCGTCGATGAAGTCTGAAATCTTGACGCTCATTTCAACCCCTCCGACAGCATGGCGTGCTCCAAGAGCAACACGGCGTCCGCGGTCTTCAGTGTGATGTGGATACTCGGCTGCCTCTGCTGCGCCAACTGCTTCAGGTGGGCCTTCCAGCGCGTGCCATGGGTCGCTTTGTTGCCAGCCGAGATGGTCTTCTGCCAGCGCTGCGGGGTCACCTCAATCATCCTGAGATTCATGGAGGCAATCAGGCCGTGCAGGAACCCGACGTTGTAGCCAAAGTTGAACATCGAGCTACCCGGGGCACCCTTACCGCCGACGTACC